TTCCGATCCTGCCGGCGATATCGAAACGGGCAAGGAAGCGATCCGGCAGAGCATCGGCATCTACCCCAACACGCTGATGTTGCCGGCGGCGGCGATGAAGAACTGCCGCACGAACGCCAGCCTGCTGGATCGCGCGTCGTCAGTGAACATCAAGAAGATCAACCTGGACGCGCTGAAGCAGATCTTCGAAGTGGACAGCATCCTGGTCGGCGCTGCCGTGGCCAAGAGCGCAGGCGTCAAGGGCGATGTCTGGGGTACCTCGGCCGTGCTGGCTTACGTCAGCCCCGGCGCCCAGGTGGACGCGAACATCGAAGAGCCGAGCTTCGGTTACTCGTACCGCATCCAGGGCATGCCGATGGTCGAGCCGTACCGCTGGGATGCGGACTCGGACAGCTGGGTCGCCACGGTTCACAACGACGCGACGCCGGTCCTCGCTGGGATGGGCGCCGGTTACCTCATCAAGCGCGCCGGCCTGTAACCGCGCCCCGGTGCATTGATCGCTGGCGGCACCCGTGCCGCCAGTTTCGCAACTGAGGAATTCCAAGCCATGACCGAACCGACCGACCTCTGCTATCCAGTCCGCGAACCCTTCAAGTTCCGCGGCGGCGTCGTCAAGCCGCCGGCTTTCGTGCAGATGGGACGCGACGAAGCGAAGCCGTACATCGCCGTCGGTGTGATCGGCGACGAGGACGAAGCGTGCCTGGCGCCGGATGATGCCGCACGCCTCGAAGCGGAGCGCCAGGCTGTGGCGGATGCCGAGGCGGCGCGCATCGAAGCGGAACAGAAGGCGGCCGGTGCCGCCGCAAATACTACGGCGCCGCATGGCGCCACCGCCGAGGCGCCCGATGGCGCCAAATCCGAGGAGGCGCAGGATGGCGCTGTTGCCGGCGCCACGGATGGCGCCACTGCGGCGGCGGATGCTGCGAAGGGTGTGGGCGAGGACAGCAAGGCCGCCAAGGATGGCGACACCAAGACCACCGCGGCCGGTGCGCCGGCCGCGGGTGGTCGCGGTGCCCGCAAGGTCGCGCGGTAACGGAGCCGCCGCATGCCCTACGCTGACCAGCAGGCCCTGATCGAGCGCTTTGGTGAGTCCGAGCTGATCCGCCTGAGCGATCACGACAACACCGGCGCGATCGACGCCGGTGTTGTCGCGGGCAAGCTGGCCGATGCAGATGCGGAAATCGACGGCTACCTGGCCGGACGCTACACGCTCCCGCTGACCACCGTTCCCGAGGCGCTGCGCCGGATCGCATGCGACATCGCCCGCTATCACCTCTACGACGATCGCGTGACGGAGGCCGTCCAGAAGCGCTACGACGACGCGGTCAAGTTCCTGGTGATGGTTTCCAAGGGGCAGGTCCAGCTCGGCGTCGATACGGGCGGCAACACGCCGCAAACCGGCGCCGTGCCCGAGTACTACGTGGGCGACCAGGTGTTCGACGCACGCACCCTGCGGGACTTCACCGGATGAGCCGCATCGGCGACATCGAGGACGCGCTGCTCGGCCGTGTGCGCGATCGCTTCGGCCCCACGCTTCGCCAGGTGGATGCAATCCCCGCCTCGTGGGACGACGAGATGGTCAAGCGGTATCTGATCGGCACGCCCGGCGTGTTCGTCTCGTGGGGCCTCGATCGCGGCGCGAACACGACCGACACCACGGCGGAGGTCAATTCGCTGTGGCAGTTCACGATCATCACCGCGCACGAGGGAAACGAAAGCGCGCGGCGACGGGGCGATGCGCGCGCGATCGGCGCCTACGAGATCGTGGAGCGCCTCATCCCGCTGATGCATGGCTATACCCCGGCCGGCGAGACCGCGCTCGCGTTCGATTCCTCGGAGAACCTGTTCTCGGCGGCCAACGAGCGCAACGGCCTGACCGTCTACGGCGTGCTGTTCTCGATGCCGATGACGATGGGCGCGGTCGACGAAGAGCCGAGCGACCTCGAACCGTTCCTGCGATTCCACGCGGATTGGGACCAGGCGCCGGCCGATGGCCAGCTCGAAGCCCAGGACCGCCTCACCCTTCCCCAAGACCCGCCATGACCGAAAAGACCATCCGCATCAAGCCCGCACCCGGCAAGGTCATCGTCCATCCGATCACGCGCACGCGCGTGCCCGCCGACGGCGAGACCGTCGCCGAGTCCACTTACTGGCTGCGCCGCATCGCCGACGGCGACGTAATCGTCGACGTGGCGCCCGCACCGTCCGCGCAGAAGGCGGCGAGCCAGTCCAAGCCCAAGACTGCCGTGCCCGCGGCCGAAAATTCCAGGAGCGATCAATGATCAGTTTCAACAGCATTCCTGTCGGCATCCTCACGCCGGGCGCCTTCATCGAGTTCGACAACTCGCGCGCCGTCCGAGGTCTGCCCGCGCTCGCCCACCGGATCCTGGTGATCGGCCAGAAGCGGGGTGCTGGGACTGCGCCGCCACTGACCGCCAAGCGGGCCATCTCCGCAGCGCAGGCCGAGACCGACTACGGCCGCGGCTCGATGCTGGCCAACATGGTCGCAGCCGTGACGGCCGCCAACCGCTACACCGACTGCTACGCGATCGCGCTGGTCGACAATCCCGCAGGCAACATCGCAGCTGGCATCTTGTCTGTCTCCGGCGCCCCGATGGTGGGCGGCACGATCAATCTCTATCTCGGCGGTGTGCGTGTCCAGGTCGGCGTAAGCGCCGGGCAGACCCAGCAGCAAGTCGCCGCCGCGATCGCTGCGGCGATCAACGCGAACACACAGCTGATGGTGTCCGCCACCGCCAACTCTGCGAACGTCGAACTGGCCTTCCTGCACGCAGGCGAAACCGGCAACGATTACGACGTGCGGTGCAATTACGGCTTCGGCGAAGTCTTCCCGGCCGGTGTGTCCGTGGTGGTCACTGCGCCCATGTCGGGGGGCAGTGGCAATCCCAGCCTGTCCGCGCTGATCGCCGCGATCGGCGACGATCAGTACGACACCATCATCCTGCCTTACACCGACTCCAGCTCGCTCAACGCGATGGATGCGGAAATGCTGCGCCGCTGGGGGCCGATGGTGATGCGCGAGGGCCACGTCTTCGCGGCGGTCAACGGCACGGTGGGCGATGCGACGACACTGGGCGACAGCCGTAACGGCCCGTTTACGACGATCATGCACGCCGGTAGGTCGCCGACGCCGCCGTGGATCTTCGCCGCGGTCACCGGCGCGGTCGATGCGTTCGAGCCGGACCCGGCGCGGCCTCGCCAGACACTGCCGCTGACCGGATGCCTCGCGCCGGCGGAGGCCGATCGGCCGACACGCGAGGAGCGCAACACCATGCTCGGCGAGGGCATCGCGACATACACGGTCGACGCCGCCGGCCTGGTGCGCATCGAGCGCCTGGTCACGACCTACCAGGAATCGCCCTCCGGCGATCCCGATATCAGCTATCTGGACATCGAGACGCCGCGCACGCTCGCCTACATGCGAGCCACCATGCGCCTGCGTATCACGTCGAGGTTCCCGCGCCACAAGCTGGCGAACGACGGCACTGCCTACGACCCCGGCCAGGCCATCGTTACGCCGATGGAGATTCGCGCCGAGCTTCTGCACCTGGCGCGCGAATGGGAAGCGGCTGGCCTGCTCGAAGACTTCGCGGCGTACAGCGCAGACCTGGTGGTGGAGCGCAATGCGACCGACCGCAACCGCGTCGACGTGCTGGCCCCGCCGAACCTCGTCAACCAGTTCCGCGTCCTCGCGGCCGTCATTCAGTTCGTCCTGTAAGGAGCCCACAACATGGCCGCCGCAAAGCGACTCGGCAAAGCCGTCATCAAGATCGATGGCTTCACCCTCGAAAGCATGCCCGGTGCGACGCTGGACCCGGGCGGAATCGCCCGCGAAACACAGGTCGGCGCAAACGAGATCCTCGGCGCGACCGAAAAGCCGAAACAGTCCCGCGTCGAGGTCACTGTCAGCATCCGCGCCGGCATCTCGCCGCAACAGCTGCACAAGGCGATGGTCCCGATCCTCTTCACTGGCGACACCGGTCAGGTGTGGGCCATCGCAAAGGCATGGAGCCTGGAGCCGCCGGTGATCGACAGCGGCGCCGGCACCGCGCGCCTGATCTATGAAGGCACGCCTGCCGAGGAGGTCGGCTGATGGAAAAGGTCTCCAATATCGGCACACTCAAGCACGGCCTGAAGGTCGGCGAAACGGTCCACAAGGAATTCGAGTTCAGGACCGACATCACGGCCGGCGATTACTTCGCCGCTGAGGATGACGCTGGCAGCCGTACATCGCTACGTTTTGATGCGGCGCTGGTCGCACGGACTCTGGTTCGCATTGGCGATTTCAACGGCCCATTCAACGCGGCGCTGCTGTCCAGGCTGAAGCCCAACGACATGGCTCAGTTGATCCGCGTGCGCGAGGCGCTGGAAAACGAGGGAAACGCCGGACCCTCCGTCGAGCAGACCGGCTCGCCGGAGAAGCCCTGATCGGTAGCCGTACCGGCTGGACGTTGACGGAAATCCGCGCCCTGCCGCAATCCGAATTCCTTCACTTCATCGAGTATTTCATCGAGCACCCACGTGGCCTCTGACCTGCTCCTGCGCGCACGACTCACGCTCGATCCCCAGCAATGGGGATCGGGCTTGCGTTCGGCCGGCGGACAGCTGAAGAGCTTCACGGGAATGGCGCGCCGCGAGATCGGCGCGCTGCGCGATTTCATGGGCAGTACCGCTGGCCGGCTGACCAGCCTGGCGGGCGGCGTTTCGGCTGCAAATGAGCTGATGCGGTCGGCGAAGATGGACAAGACGCTGACGCAGATCGGTCTGACTGCGGGTGCGAGTGAAAAGCAGATTGCTTCGTTGCGCGGTTCGTTGTTTGGAATGGCCAAGGATTCCGGTGAAGCTGTGGCTGGACTGGAACAAGGTATGAGCGCGCTGATCGCTGGCGGTCTCAGCCTCAAGGCGTCCGAAAACACGCTTCGCGCCATCAACAAAGCCTTGCCCGTGACCGGCGCGCAGGCGGATACGTTGGCTGGCGCGCTCGGCGTTGCCAGTACTGCGTTTCAGTTCGAGTTGGAGCAGCCTGAAATGGCGCTACAACTGCTCGACAAAATGACGGTGGCCGGCCGTAAGGGCACGGCCGAGCTGGAAAGTCTGAGCAACATCTTCGCGCGTGTCGGCGTGAACGGCGCCGGTGCGGGCATGAGCTTCGAGCAGACGCTCGCTTTTGTTGAAGGGCTGTCTCTGATCGAGCGCCCGCCAGAGCGCCTCGCTACACTCGCCGATTCCACCCTGCGACTTTTTACCAACGCCAAGTATCGCCAAGACGCGCAGAAGGCTACGGGCGTCAAGTTCTTCGATTCTGATGGTTCGCGTCGCGACCCGCTCGTCATCTTGGCCGAGATCAAGAAGCGCATGGATCGCATGCGTACGGACGCCGAACGAGAGTCTTTTCTTTCAAAGGCATTCGGCGAGGCCGATCTCGATACGATCAAAGGCATGCGCACCCTCCTGGCCGGAGATATGCTGAGCCGGATAGACGGGTTCCAGCGGGACATCGCCAATGCTGGTGGCACGATCGAGCAAGATCTGCCTAAAGCTCTTTCGAATGCTGCCGACCAAGCGGGAAGGTTGAAGAACACTTTGATCGAAGCTGCCGACGGCTTCGGCCAGAAGTTCAACTCGGCGATCACGGTCGGCATCAAGAAGCTGATCGACACCAAGGAACAGGGTGGCCTGGACCTGAGTGGTAACGAACTGATGGGCTATGGGGCAGGCGGTCTGGTTGCTGCGTATGCCGGTGGACGCATGCTCAAGGGCGCCGCGGGCCGTCTGCTCGGCAGCACTGCTGGCTTGGCCGGTGGCGTGGCGATGGGTCAAGCGCTGGAGAAGGCTGGGGCCGCGACGCCGGTTTTCATCGTGGGCGCAGCGCCTGGCGTGTTGGGAGGTGCGGGCGGTGCTGGTTTGCCTGGTGTAGCAGGCGCGGCCGGTACGGCCGGCGCCGCCGCTGGTGGCACTGCTGCCGCCTCTCGCGTCACTGGTCTGCGTTTGCTCGGTGCACGCGCCGCGCTGGCGGGTGGTTCGTCTCTCAGCAGTCTCGCCGGTGCGGGCGCCGGCGGGCTGGCTACGACGGTCGGCGGTGTAGGCATCGCCGGTCTCGGCGGCTGGGGCGTCGGCACTCTGATTCATAAGGGCATCACCAGCAATCGTTACACCCGTGGCGCCTTCGAGGCATATACCGCGCCGCATATGGCGCTCTTCACGCGGCTAGCGGCGTTTTTAGGGGACAAGGATGCAAAGAGCATCGTGGCCGACCGTGAGCGCCAGCAGAAGCTGGAGGCCAGCATCAAGGTCTCGGTCTCCGACAGCCGCGTCACTGCGACAGCCGGCCCGATGACCTTCACTGGCGGCCCCGTGCGCATGCAGACCACCAGCGCGCCGACCGGCCGCATGATGACGGGCAGCGGCCGATGAGCTGGCGCGAGGAGCTGCTGTCGGCAGCGTTCCGCGGCGTACGCTTCAACGTGCGCCGCAATGGCTTCCAGTTTGGCCGCAAGGTCGTGGTGCACGAGTATCCGCTGCGCGATACGCCCTACGTCGAAGACCTGGGCCGCCGTGCCCGCGTGATGCGCATCGACGCCATCATCATCGGCGACGACTACCGCGCAAAGCGCGACGCGCTGATCGACGCGATCGAGAGCTACGGCCCCGGCAAGCTGGTGCATCCGTACTACGGCGAGCTGACCGTCAGTGTGGACGACAGCCCGGCGTCGATCGACGAATCGGACGACATGGGTGGCGCTGCCGTCATCTCGTTTTCTGTGGTCGAGGCAGGCGAAGCGCGATTCCCTGCCGCCACCGCTGCAACCAGCGACCAGGTCGCGGCCAAGGCCGACACGGCCGCGACTGTCGGCGGCGAAGGCATGACTGGCGGCCTCTCGATCAGCGGCATGCCTGCGTTCGTGAGCGCGAGTGCGATGGCGCAGATCGACCAAAGCCTGCGCCTGGTCGAAGTCGCGCTCGGCGCGGCGACGCCTGGCGACCTGCGATCGGCAGCGCTCGGCCTGATCGCCGGCGTGCGGCCCGAACTGCTGTCGCTGCTGTCCAGCCCCGCGAACCTGTTTGGCCGCCTGCGCCGCATCTACGAGACCGCGCGCGGCGCGTTCGCGGCGGACGCCGGCCTCGGTGCCTTCGTGCGCGCATCGCGCGACCTGGTGCCGGTGACGCTGCCGGCGGTGCCGACTACGCCGCAGCGCGTGGTCGAGCGCGTGGCCTGCACGCTGATCGACGACACCATGCGCACGCTGACGGTATGCCAGGCCGCTGTGTGCGCGGCGTCCGTGGTCTTCCCCGACTACTCCACCGCGATCGAGACGCGCGACCGGCTGATCGACGAGCTGGACCGGGTGTCCGAGGCGACCGGCGACGATCGCTTGCACCAGGCGCTGGCGGATCTGCGTGCGGCCGTGGTGCGCGACATCAACGAGCGCGCGGCCGAGCTGGCGCGCGTGGTGTCCTTCGTGCCGGCTGCGACTGTGCCGGCGCTGGTGGTTGCGTATCGCCTTTATGGCGCCGCCGATCTCGACGCGCAGATCGTCAGCCGCAACCGCATCGCGCATCCCGGCTTCGTCACCGGCGGCGTGGCGCTGGAGGTGTTGGATGAACCCTGACGTGATCCTCACCATCGCGGGGACGCGCTACGGCGGATGGAAGAGCCTGCGCTGCAGGCGCAGCCTGGAAGAGGCTGCCGGCGCATTCGAGCTGGGGGTGAGCGAGATCTGGCCGGAAGAGTCGACGCCGCGCGAGATCAGGCCCTTCGATGACTGTGCGCTGTCGATCGATGGCGAGATAGTCATCACAGGGGCGGTGGACGCGATCAGCGCGGGCATGATGGCCCGCGATCACTATTTCAGCGTGAGCGGTCGTGACAAGACCGCTGACCTGGTTGACTGCAGCGCGGTGCACGGCAAGGGCGAGTGGCGCAACGCGCGGCTCGACCAGATCGCCCGCGATTTGGCCGCCGCCAACGGCATTACCGTGAAGGTGGAGGCTGACGTGGGCGCGGTGTTCCCGCAGTTTGCAATCCAGGAAGGCGAGACGGCCTACGCCTGCATCGAGCGCGCTGCGCGCCTGCGTGGCGTGCTTTTGCTGCCCGATGGTGCCGGCGGCCTGATCCTGGGCAAGGCCGGCACACAGCGCGCCAGCACCGCGCTGGTGCTAGATGGCGACGACACCAATGTGCTGGAGTGCATCGTGCGCAACGACGCCACGCAGCGCTTCAAACAGTACGTCGTCAAGGGCCAGCGCGCCGGCACCGATGCGGCCTACGGCAGCGCGGCCTCGGCGATGAAGGCGACGGCCTCAGATGCCGGCGCGAAGCGGGCCCGCACACTGGTACTGGTGGCCGACGACGAGACGGACCTGGCTGGCCTGAAGAAGCGCGCCGAGTGGGAAGCCACCGTGCGCGCCGCGCGTGCGCTGACGGTTGACGTGACCGTGCAGGGTTGGAGTCACCCGGACGGCCTGTGGCGCATGAACCGCGTTGTGCCTCTGCGTGCGCCGGCGCTGCGCATCGAGCGCGACCTGCTGATCCGCGATGTCGAGTACTCGCTCGATCGAGGCGGCACGTTCACGCGCATGACCCTTACGCCGGCCGAGGCGTACACACCGCAAATTGCGCCTCCGGCACGCAAGGCGCCCAAGCGCAGGCGCAGCCGCGAAACCGGCGCGAAGGATGTCTTCTCGTGAGCATGATGACCGCCGCTCGCCTGATGGTCAGCCGCGCCGTGCTCGCGCTGATCGACGATGCCGCGAAGTTGCAGCGCGTGCAGATCCAGCTGTTGGCCGACGAGGAGCGCGCCGACGTGGAACGCTTCCAAAGCTACGGATTCACTAGCGTGCCGTTCGCAGGCGCAGAGGGCATCGCATTGTCGGTCGGTGGCTCGCGTTCGCACATGGTGGTGATCGCCGTCGAGGATCGCCGCTACCGCCTGACCAGTCTTGAAGCGGGTGAGGTGGCTATCTACACCGATGAGGGCGACAGGATCGTGCTCAAGCGAGGCCGCGAGATCGGGATTACTGCCGGCACGCGCGTGATCGTGGACACGCCCAACACCCTGATCAAGGGCAACCTGCACGTCGAGGGCAATACGACCTGCGATGGCGACGTGAGCGATCACTCTGGCTCGATGCAGAAAATGCGCGACACATACAACATCCATGTACATCCCGAGACGGGCGGCACGACCAATGCGCCCAACCAGGAGATGAGCTGATGGACCTGCGCCTCGACTATGACCCTGAGCAGCAGGGCGCCGACCTGGTCTCAGTGGACGGCATCCTGCAGTACGACGGCGGGCTGCGCACGGCCATCATCATCAGTCTGTTCACAGATGCCCGGGCCGACGATGCCGACGCGCTGCCGACCAGCGACAGCGATCGACGCGGCTGGTGGGCCGACACCTTTGCCGAGATCGACGGCGACAGCACGGGCAGCCGGATGTGGCTGCTGTCGCGCGCCAAACAGACCGACGAGACGCTGGAGCTTGCGCAGGGCTACGCCCGCGCCGCGCTGCGCTGGTTGATCGAGGATGGCATCGCGTCAGCCGTCGACGTCGACACCAGCTGGCACGCGATCGGCTTGATGCGCCTCGATGTCGACCTGACGCGGGCCACCGATGGCGCCGTTGCCGAGCGCTACACCGTTTTTTGGAATGCTTCCTATGCCGTTTGAACGCCCTACGATCAGCACCATCATCGACCGCACCTCGGCCGACTTCGAGTCCAAGGGCTTCGGCACCGAGACCCGCGTGCGGCGATCGATCATCTATGTGCTTGCCCGCGTGATCGCCGGCATCGCGCATGGTCTGTACGGCTTCATCGCCTGGTGTTCTCGTCAATTCCTGCCAGATACGCAGGACGACGAGAACCTGCAGCGCTACGCAAACATGTACGGAATCACCATCGTCCCGGCGGCACGTGCTTCCGGCAACGTGGTGTTGACCGGCAACACTGGTACCAGCGTGCAGGCCGGCCTGCGCATGCAGCGCAGCGATGGCTACGAGTTCGTGACTACCGAGGAGCGCATCATCGGTAGCGGCGGCACGGTCACGGCGCCGGTTGAGGCCAGCACGACCGGCATCGCCGGCAACACTGATGCCGGTGTGCAGCTGGCGGTGGCAGCTCAAGTGTCTGGCCTTGCGGCGTCGGCAGTTGTGGCGGCTGGCGATATCGCCGGCGGCGCGGATCAGGAAAGCCTCGAAGCGCTGCGCGAGCGCGTGTTGACATTCATGCGCAAGCGCCCGCAAGGTGGTGCTGTGCACGACTACGTTGCCTGGGCGCTGGAAGTGCCAGGCGTGACCCGTGCGTGGCCCAAGCCGCTCCTTAATGGCCTCGGCACGATGGGCCTCTTCTTTGTTCGGGATCTAGATGCAGATCCGATCCCGAGCCCGACTGCCGTGGCCGCTGTGCAGGCGTATATCGATGCGCTGAGGCAGGTCGCTTTGAAGGACTTCACCGTCTACGCGCCGGTACCGTTGCCTGTTGACTTCGAGATCCGTCTCACGCCTGACACCACCGCGAACCGTGCGGCCGTGACGGCGCAGCTGCAGGACCTCTTTCGGCGGGAGGGCGAGCCGGGCGCTGTAATCCCGCGGACACATTGCGCCGAGGCCATTTCCCTGGCGCCTGGTGAGTTCGACCACGACCTGATCGAGCCTGCCGCCGACATCGAGCCGGGCGCTGGTTACATGCCGGTCCTCGGCAATGTGAGCTTCCTCCTGTGACGGCAGACGACTACCGCCGCCAGATGCAGGCGCTGCTGCCGCGCGGGCTGGCGTGGTCGCTTGCGCCGCTGTCGTGGCTGACGCGGCTTCTGTCCGCGATGGCGCCGGAGTTCGCGCGCATTCATGGCCGCGTCCTCGATCTGATCCGCGAATCCGACCCGCGCACGACGGTCGAGATGCTGACCGAATGGGAGCGCGCGCTCGGCCTGCCGGACAACTGCTCCAACACGCTGGCCCCAACGCTGCAGGCGCGGCGCGACGACGTGCTGACGAAGCTGGTCAGTCTTGGCGGGCAATCCAGGGCGTACTACATCGCCGTCGCTGCGCGGCTGGGCTACGCGATCACCATCGAAGAGTTCCGCCCGTTCCAGTGCGGCCGCTCGCAATGCGGTGACGCGCTCTACTCGCAGGATTGGATCTGGGTGTGGCAGGTCAATGGCCCGGCTGTGACGATCCGCAATTTCGCCTGCGGTGAGTCGACATGCGGCGAGCCGCTGCGGTTTTGGGGCAATGACACGCTCGAATGCCGCCTCAATGCCATCAAGCCCGCACACACGCGGATCATCTTTTCCTACCCCGATTCGAATCCACTGCCGCCCGGCGGCTGATTCAGGAGCAAACGCATGCAGCGCACCACCGCGCAATACCACGTCGGCAACCGTTTTACGGACGGCAACCCGTTGACTGGCCAGAGGGCAACCTATGTCGACGCGGCGATCATGAATGCCCTGGTCGACGAATTGGTCCATGTCATCGAGGAGGCCGGCCTCACCTTGGTGCCGGGAAATAACACGCAGCTTCGCCAGGCGATCCTTACCATGATCACTGGTGGCGGAGCCGAGATCACGGCGGAGTCGGTCTCGATTGATGACGCTGGCGGCTACTTCTCCGGCCTGGTCAACGTTGAGGAGGCCTTGCAGGCACTGGGCGCCTTCATGCAATCCGGTACCTTCGCGGCCGCGCGTTCGCGCCGCGAAGTACTGCAGTTGGCCGGCGTGGCGCACCAGCTTGTCGCAGGCCATTACGAGCGCATCATTGAGATCAGCCACGGCTCCGCATGCACTTACACCGTACGCGACGACGCTGACGTGGCGTTCCCGATCGGCGGCACCATCACGATTTTCCAGGCTGGCGGCGGCCAGGTCGAGATCGTACAGGCGGCCGGCGTGACCGTGCAGAAGGGCGCCAGCTTCATGCGGAAGACCTTGGAACAGCATTCGTCTATCGTGCTGGTCAAGACCGCCCCCAACACCTGGCGAATGGGCGGCATCATGGAGGCGGCGGCGTGATTCCCTTCCTTCTGCAGCATCGCGTCTCAGTCGGCTCGACTACATTTGGCGTCGTCAATCCGCCTGACTGGAGCGGTCAGATCTATGAGTCGGTCGACTACCAGCTCAACACGCCTGCGTCTGCAGCATCGAGCTTCATCGTCAGGGCTGACGGATCGTGGTCTGCAACCTCTACTTCAGGCACGGTTTCGGGTAGCTGGATCGTTCCTTCTGCGGCAGGCATCGGTTCGGGCTACAAAATTCGCTATGTCGTGACTGCGCAGGTTGGCACCGGCGCTTCCATTACCGAGGTTAACGGCGCCACATCGATCGCTTCCTTGTCTGTCGACCGTTCATTCACGCTGGCGGCGACCAGGTCGACGAACGGGACAACTCTGGCTTCGCGCACTGTTCGCGTCGACATCTACAATGCGGCCGATGTCTTGATGGCCTCCGGTTCCTTCACCCTTCTCTCGTCGGCGGAGGTGGGAAGCTAAAAGATCAGAGCGCCAGGCATGCGCGGCAACGCACGCCTGGCGCCGCAGAACACGCGAACAGCCGCGTGCCATTGGCCAAGGCTCTGCTCCCCCGCGGGGACGCGCAGTCTGGCAGTCCAAATTCGCAAAGGCTGAGAACGTGCATTCCAGAACCCTGTTTCCTTGGCCGGGTGGCAAGACCCGGTTGCTGCAGCACCTGCTGCCGCTGCTCTCTGACAACCCACACACCTGCTACGTCGAAGCGTTCGCCGGCGGCGCTGCGTTGTTGTTCGCTCGAGAACCGGCCAAGGTGGAGGTGATCAACGACGTCAACGGCGACATCATTACGCTGTATCGCGTCGTCGCGAACCACCTCGACGAGTTCGTGCGCCAGTTCCGATGGGCGCTCACCTCGCGTGAGATGTTCCGCTGGGCCAAGCTGCAGCATGTGGATACGCTCACGGATATCCAGCGTGCCGCGAGGTTCTTCTACCTGCAGCGCCTGGCGTTTGGAGGTAAGGTGACCGGCCAGACATTCGGCACGGCTTCGACCAGTCCCAGGCGCATCAACCTGCTGCGCATCGAGGAGGAGTTGAGCGCCGCGCACATGCGTCTCTGCGGGGTTGTGATCGAGAGCTTGCCCTGGCAGGACTGCATGCAGCGCTACGATGCACCGCACACGCTCTTCTTTCTCGATCCCCCCTACTGGCAAACCGAGGGGTACGGCGTCGAGTTTGGAATTGACCAGTACGAGCTGCTTTCCGAACGCCTGGCAAGCCTCAAGGGACGCGCCGTCCTGACCATCAACGACCACCCCGACATGCGCCGCATTTTCGGTCGGTTCCGGTCCAAGGTGGTGCAGATCAAGTACACGATCGGAGGTGGCGGGAAGCCGGCGGCCCGGCGCGAGCGCATTTACCAGGCGCCAGGGTGATCGCCGACTCGGCCTCAGAGACTGGGTGTGCACATCGTACCCGGCATGTGGACCGTCCCCGACACTTCGGAAGGCTTCGTCTGGCGCCTGCTCGGCGGTTCTGACGGCAAGGGCCTGTCGAACCTGTCGCCCGCCAGCAGCGGCATGGTGGCGACCTCGGTGATTCGTTGGGGCGATGGCTGGGCGTTCCTTCCAGGGCTTTGGAAGTCTCAGGCGGCCGGCGACTTCAGGCCGGCGCCGACTCGTGTTTGGGCGCTGTTCTGGGCTGGGCGGTGGGCGGCTGCCCACCGGGCGTTGCTTGAGTTCCTGGCCGCCGGTCCGGCCAAGCCGCCCGGCCTTGACAGGTCATTCAGGTTGCTCCCCCCAGTACCCCGGTTGGGGCGAGGCCAGATTACCCAGGAGGACGTTTTTTGGCGCCGTCATTTTGCCGCCAGACGGTGATTTGAAGGCCGCTTAAACGCCTGCTCATGCATAATTTAAGACCACTCAAACCTGTTGCGCCTGTTTGTCAAACCAGTTGCGCCCTTACACCAAGTCCCGCTCTGCCCTGTCCCTGTCCCTCTGTCTCGCGCTGGCCGCCCTGGCCGGCACCGCAACGGCCGCCGAACTGCGTACCGTCGGATCTCCGGTCCCGGGGTACTACATCGTTGTGCTCAAGCAGACCGCCGCCCGTCTGGGGGGGCAGTCCAGCCAACTCCCGTCCACCGCCACCGTCGCCCGCGAATTGGCGACCCAACATCGCGCGACCTTGC